TTATACAAACTTACACATACCTCCCTACACACACTCTCCTCTAACGATCCACTTAATATCTTCATCCTTTTACTTCTTTTCCCTCTCCTGAGCCCACCTACTTTTACTTCAATTTTCTTTTCTGGGGGTTTCGCCCCCCTACGACGAATAAAGCAACATTTTTATAAATTTATATGCCTATTTTGTTACAAAACAACCACTTTTTATATGTATCAAAATCATAACATATTTACATTTTTTTTATAAAATTAAAGAGAATTTTGTTAAAGTTACTGGAAAAAAAATTGAAGTTAAATCGACTAAAGTTGTAATAACACAAATGTAATCTTATTGACAATCATGTCATCAAAAAATTCAGCAAAACGAGCAAGACTCGCGACCAATAGATACTGTGAAGGGTGTAACAGTACAAAACATAACAGTAATATCTGTCAAATCTCGAAAGAACAACATTCGGTTGCAATGGCAATTATAATGACACCAGTCGGAATTTACTACAATATACTTTCAAAGATTACACTCAAGACTATCATCACTATTCTCAAGAAAGGAGTAGAGCCTAGATTCTATGTAGAGGATATAGACCAATGTGACCGAACCATATTCAAACTTGACACATCACTTCTTATCGAAAAAAAACCCCTATCAAAATATACATATAAACAACTTTACATCATTTGTGAGCACGGAATTAATTCAATGCATAAAATTATCAGTGAAATCCGTAAAACAAATACATCAACATCTTCAGTTGACGAAGTTGAATCATGCCCTGTGTGTATGGAAGACATTACTTCAACCACTAATACTTGTACTACCAATTGCGGTCATACATTTTGTAGTCCTTGTTTCACAACAATATTGAATAACGGAGTTAATAGTCGAACAATGCGAGTCGATTGTCCTATGTGTAGATCAACTATTATCCAGTAAAATACATATATCGGGACTTAGTTAAAAATTGATTTAAAAAAAATTGAAGTTAAAATCCCACACATTATATTATTCAAGTATCCATAGCTCAGTTGGTTAGAGCATCAGTCTTATGAGCTGAAGGTCACGGGTTCAAACCCCGTTGGATACAATTGACCTTGATATGTCATTAAACTATTTATTTACACGGATTCCCGAGCGGTCAAAGGGGACAGTCTCAAGATCTGTTGCATTAGCTTCGTGGGTTCGAATCCCACTCCGTGTATTCAAGTAGTCATAGCTCAGTTGGTTAGAGCGTCGGTCTTATGAGCCGAAGGTCGTGGGTTCAAATCCCACTGATTACAATTATGGGATATAAAATAGTTCGCCTCCTCGTGGTGTATCCTGGATATAAAAAACAAAATGAACTATTCCCTTTTAGTAGAACAGCCTGCTCTGCTAATTGTCGTCGGTTTAAGAAATCCAATTAAATAGGGTCCCTGAATCATTAGAGGGTGAGAGAAATGAGAACCACTTGCTTGGTTCAAATATAATAACTATGAAAGAATAGTTATTATATGTAAAGTAAGGCATAACATGGTGAGTGTTAATTCTATATTGAATGTGAGTGTCCGACGGACCATTCGATGTAGACCATTAATGTTATGGAGTATGGTGCATTGAAAAAATACGAATTATTGATTTAATCGGAATTGGCCCCCGATTTAATCAGTGATTCAGTATATTTGGATAGAAACCGTACAATGCTAGTTGAGTAGTTTTTAGATGTGTTCTAAATAGAATTATGTAGAAGATTGTCTTTAATTAGTCGCAAGATTTTCACATAAAAAACACATCATTATATAATGCGGACGCGTATTATATTTTTTTTCTAGTATGTTTCCTTTTTTTTGTTTGTCTCTTTTTTTGGTTTATTCTTCTTCTTTTACCTCCAAATGTTAAACCATCTTCTTCCATTTCTGCGTAGGTCATTGGGTCAATAAATGACGCCTTATTAAACGCAGGCATATCCACATATGTTGTTTTTCTCTCTCTTAATAATTCTTGGCGTTCTTTTGGATTAATTTCCAAACCATTAACTGCAAAATAGCTATTAGGTCCTTCCCTTTCTACATCTGTGTATAATCCTAGGTCTTTATTTTTCTGTGCCATTTCCATATTCTTTTCCATTTTCTTTCTGCCATGACTTATTTGTTCTGCTCTATGTTTATCTTGTATTGAATCCCCACCTCGTTTTCTACGAGTATTACTTCTCTTTCTTCTTCTTCCAGTAAGATTTCTTTTATGTATAGACCGTTTAGAATATGACATATATACATATACAATATATTATAAGTTTGGAATCATATCCTTTCTACATAAACAACAAAGATGCCCTTGTTGTTTATTTTGCCTAATATTCTTAATGAAACAATTCATGCACACTTTATGTCCACATACTGGAACTAGGTAATTATTTACACCCATATCATTCATACAAATTGGACATTCATTGTCTTTATATTCCACAATTTCACTCTCAACTACATTTTTAATCTGTAATTCAATCTTGTTGATTTTATCATTTATTACACGAAAGTCAAATGTGGGACTAACAAACGAAGTATCTACATCAATTGTTTTTATTTCTTGTAATTTTGGCATATGAATAATAGAATGATTGGTTCTAAACCGATCTGGATAAATACCATTATCGATGTAGTCCTTTATTTCTTGTTCTGCCTTCATTTTATTGATAAAATCATCAATATTTTCCATTTAAATATAGTGATTAAGATATATGTTATAATTGTTGCTATTAAAAAGTAGTTCAATTTTGTTAAAAATAAAATTGAATAAATTTATCAAATAACAATAAGTTACAAAAAAAGAAAAAAGAAAAATGTCAATCGTGCAAATAGCATCAAGAAAAAATGGAATTCTAATAAATACAAAAAACCAAAATACAAAAAAATACGGTAATAGTGATATGCATTGTTATGATAAATCTTGTTTATTAAATTCAATTAATAAATGTTATATATGTAAGGAATATATGTGTTTATCACATTCAAAATATATAAGCAAAAACTCTGACGGTCCAATAATTTGTACCTCGTGTATGTGTAATCCAGAACATAACGAATTGATAGGATCTTATATAATACACTTTGGTTCACGAACAACACTGTACCAAAGATATATGAAAAAATTTATAGAATGTATCACTCTTTTATGGAGAAGAAAAAATACAGGTGTTACACAAAAATAATATGTGTTCTAGTAACGGTATTATCAGTATTAATCCTAATGGTTGTAGGTTTATGCTTACTCCATTTTTTATATTCTCTAATTGTCATCCAATATGTATGTGTTCTTACTTGTTCCATTACCATATATAGTATCATAATCTTTATATAGTTTGATTATAATGGTTGGCCCCAGTCACTAAATCGTCTTGGGAAACAATTACAGGAAATTTCTTTTGTAGCTGATTCTAATCCACAAAATTCACATATATATTGAGGTACATGGTGTAACATTAATCTTAAATTACTACTGTCGTGTAATTGTTTCAATTCAGTATATCCTCCTATATGTTTTCCTAGAACAAAAATATTAGGGACAGTTCTCTGATTTGTAATTTGGTTAAGCATTTGTCCAATAATAGGTCCTTCTTTCATTTCATTTAATTCGATAATTTGTATTTTTATGGTATAATTAGTGTCAATAAGTTGTTTTGCTTTTATACAAAATGGACAAGTCGTTTTACTAAAAATAGTGATAGTCGATGGATCAATAAAAAAATCAAGCATAGTTGTCATTATAATAACATATATGATTTATATTTAAGTATTTGAAATTATTTATCTGAATAAATATTTACAAGTGATTTAATTATTTGCAAATTTATTTGGAAGTCTCAAGAGAAGTTTTTTTAATAAAGTGTTTGTTCATAAAACGTTGGATATTAAAATATGTTAGAACAGTGTCCTCTTCTGGATCTAGAAGATTTTTCAACTTATCATCAGGATTAATTACACGTTTATTTTCAGTATTTCTTAATGATTTTTCATCAATATAACTGCAAATAAATCTAGTTACTTCTGTTCTAGCAATACTAGTTCCTCGTTCTTTGCCCATAAAATCACATAGTTCTTCAGAAATAGGAGAGGCAGCAGCAAAACCAGATGGTTTTCTATTCCCTTTAGATTGCTTCTTAATGACCTCCTTTTTATGTTGTTTAATTTCACGTTTTACAGTCTTTTCAAGCGTTTTCATTTGAGTAGAAATAGCCGTAATTTGGGTTTTAAACTGGCAAAGCGTACTTAAAATTGCAGTAAATTGATTATCGATAGGTGATGATGAATCTTCTGTATCATTGTTTACTTGAACTACTTCGTTTGTTGTCATTATACACTACATACTTGTAGTATCTTTAAATATATATATTTAATTATGTATATAAGCAATCTAATAAATTTATATAAATATAATATTTATAAATTTATGTATATCTATCTAATTTAGACAGACTTATCTAGTAGATTAGAATCTTGAGTTGAAAGAACCCACTCTTCTTTAACGTTATTATCACGAGGTCCTGAACCGTGAACACGAGGTTTAGATGTAGTATCTCCTCGATTGCGACGAGGAGGGGCGGTGGCTCTACTCTCATTGCGAGTCTCACATAGAAGTTTACCACCCTTTACGCCTCGAATATCGATGGCTTGATACTTATGAGATCCAGATTCTACATCAGACAATTTAAATTCAAGATATTCGCCCTGAACCAAATATCTATATTGCTCTTCAGTTACTTGGATTGTACTATGATGAGCAAAAATATCCATACCCTCTTTATCGCTTCCAATTACAGTAATAAAACCATATCCAGCCTTGTTATTAAACCACTTTACACGCCCCTCATAAACCATGTCGTTTGTTGTTGATGATTCAGTACTCATTATTATAAAGTGTACTCTTAAAATGTCTTTAACTATATTTTCATTATATAATTTTAAGTATATAATATCTTATACATCATCGCTTAACATACATTGATGATGTAATTACTATATCATAAATTTATAAAAAATTGAAATCATATAAATATTACATTAATAATATAACAATAGAACCATGGTTATTATCTGTAAAGATACATTTAAACAAGACGAGGTATTTCAAGAACATTTTGATAAGTTTCCATTTCCATTAAGTGATTTTCAAAAATATGCTATAAAAGCTATTGTAGAAGGAGATCATATATTAGTCACTGCGCATACTGGTAGTGGAAAAACACTTCCTGCCGAATTTGCCATTGAACATTTTGTAGCACAAGGGAAAAAGGTTATTTATACGTCGCCTATCAAAGCATTATCCAATCAAAAATTTTACGAGTTCACAAAGAAATTTCCAAATATTTCATTTGGTATTCTAACAGGAGATATTAAATTCAACCCAGAAGCAGACGTATTAATTATGACAACTGAAATCTTAAGAAATACATTACTTCAAAACAGTATTGATACTACGAACGAAACTACAAATGTACCCCTCCAGTTTGAAATGGATTTTCAAAATGAATTAGGAGCCGTTGTATTTGACGAAATCCATTACATCAATGATCTAGATCGGGGTAAGATTTGGGAAGAAACCATTATGTTATTGCCGTCACACGTACAGTTTATTATGCTGTCTGCAACCATTGATAAATCGGAAGTCTTCGCGCAATGGATTGAAGATGTAAAAAAAACAGACACTATTAGTAAAACGGTTTATTTAGCTCCTACGACACATCGAGTTGTCCCATTAAAACATTACTTTTACACTACCATTCCTCAAGGACCGTTTAAAAATATTAAAGATAAGGAATTCATCAAATTTATTAATGAATTTCTACACAAACCAATTATTCTTAAGGACTCGTCTACTACATTTAACAGAGACAACTATAACAAAGTTAATAAATTGCTTAGTTATATTAATAAAAATAATGTCCATATTAAACCAGCATTTGTATTAAATGAATTAACAAAATATCTAAACCAAAATGATATGCTTCCAGCAATTTGTTTTGTATTTTCTAGAAAAATGGTTGAGAGATATGCTCAAAATATAAATATTTCACTATTTGAAGAAGATTCTACAATCCCATCTACTATTAAACGAGAATGTGAACAAATTTTAAGAAAACTACCAAATTTTAAAGAATATATTAATTTACCCGAATTTGATACAATCACCCGTCTCTTAGAAAAAGGTGTTGCTATTCATCACTCCGGAATTATGCCAATATTCAGAGAGATGATTGAATTATTATTCTCAAAAGGATATATTAAATTATTATTTGCTACTGAAACATTTGCTGTAGGTATTAATATGCCTACCAAAACTGTTATATTTACCGGGTTTGATAAATTCAATGGTTCAAATATGCGTATGATTTATCCTCACGAATATACTCAAATGGCAGGAAGAGCAGGAAGAAGAGGTTTAGATACAATAGGTCATGTTGTTCATCTTAATAATATGTTTTCATTACCATATGTCAGTGATTATGAACAAATGGTCAATGGAAATCCACAAACATTACAGTCTAAATTCAATATTTCATATAATCTCATTTTGAACTTCTTACAATATAATAATAGCATTTTAGATTTTGCTACAAAGAGTATGTGTAGTGGCGAGATTCAAAAACGTATCACTGGGGTAACCGACCATATTGTCAATCTGAAAGACAAATATAAAACAACATGTGAAAATCCATTATATAGTCAGATTATTTCAAACAAGGAAATATATGAAAAATATCTTAATCTGGTAAATAATATGAATAATAGTAAACAAAAGATAAGAAAACAAATACAAAGAGATATATCAAATATTCTAGACGGAGATAAGAATTTTAAAAAAAATCTTGAAAAATATAAATCTTTGATTAGTTCTACATTAGAAATTACAGAATGTGAAAAGGAGATTGAATCTTTAAAACAACATTTTCATTACGCAATTAATAATATGACATCTTTATTACACAATAATGACTTTCTTGTAGACGACGATAGTCCAGTTGATAAAAGTATATGTGCGACATATATTCAAGAAACACATTGTTTGGCATTTACCGACTTACTAGTTAAGCACAATTATTTTGAAAAATTCAACGCATATGAGATTGCTAGTATATTAAGTTGTTTCTCAAATATCAGAATAAAGGACGACGCTAGAATTCATAACACGCATAAATTAACAAATAATGACGATTTAAACAATGTATTATTGAATATGAAGAATATTTATGAGAATTATATTACAGAAGAACAAAGATTTGATGTCAATCCATCGAACTCACTTGACTATATATTTGAACTTGTAAATCCTATTCTAAACTGGTGTGAAAGTACAGATGAACAATCGTGTAAAGCAATTATACAAAAATGCGAACAAGATAATGAAATATTTACGGGTGAATTTATTAAAGCCATATTAAAAATAAATAACATGGTCAACGAGTTAAAAAATATTGCAGAATACACTGGAAATATTCAATTTCTACATAAATTAACTCAAATTCCAGAACTCACTTCGAAATTTATTGCTACGAATCAATCACTATATATTTGAAATGCTAGTACCGTAACATAATATTACACAATATGTAACCTAATTTTTCTTTTTAATGATGCTTCGTCGTGAAATAAGAATACCTTAAATTTATATTTTCCATAATCGTCCATATCAAATCTAGATGTTATTCTTGATACGGATTTTATCTTATCTAAATACACCATATATTGATATAAACCATCATTGCGAACGATTTTATCAAATACATACCCATCATATTCCTGAGAACATATTTCAGGATTATTTGTACAGATTTCCAATAGAGTACAATCAGCCTGAATCTTTCGGATTGATCGCATTGTGGTATTAATATAATCCAAATTAGAAGTCCATTTATAATAAAAGTTTTCAAAGTTTTCAGAATAATTATATAGTTGTAGGTTTTTTTGTAGTTTTGCCATATTTAACAAATCAACCAATCGTCTAATAGGAGATGTACAGTGAATATATGATTCTAATTCTAACATATCATGACCCTTTTTATCGTCATATAAATCATATTGACCACTTGAACTGTTCCAAATTTTTATGAAGTTATTAACATTATCTGGAAGAGAATCGTTTGTCTCAGTCTTGTTATTGAAATTAACAGATCTATAAATTCCAGTATTATATTTAATTAGTTCATTCGCGGTATAATAATTCATTAAAATCATCAAATATCCGACTACGTCATGACTATTCTTTATAACCTTGATATATTTATATACTGTAGACAGTTCACTAACGGCATTCAACATCATTTTATAATTGATGTCCTTCACTAGTTGTTTACTATCATATTCATGATTTTTATAAACATTAATATATGTGTTCTCAAATGTATACCCGATAATTTCATTATTTACAACTGTAATATCAATTGCAAATGCTAATCTAACAACATTTTCACATAAACTACATACACAATTAGATAATGATAATGGCATCATTGGTCTTTTTCTGTCAGGTAAATAAATAGTTGAAATTCTTTCTGAAAACGAACCCCATAAATCAAGTTCCTCCATCCATAAAGGTACATTTGCTATATAAATACTAATTTTATACGAGTTGTCGTTATATTTGACAATACTAAAGGCGTCATCGTAATCGGTTGTTTGTTTTGAATCAATACTAAATACTTGTTCATTTGTTCGGTCTTGCAAATTATATTTTTCAATCATGGACGATATGAATTCTGGCTCTGTTTTCAGTTTTAACGCGTCACTCGTAGCCTTATTAAAGTTTTGAATGGATGCATATAAACTCTTGCAATATAATTGATATTCGTAGTAATTAGATAAAATGTCTACATCACCTAACACACTTATGATGGTGCCTTGTGGGTGTTTTCCATCCCAATTATTATAACGAAATACAATATATTTATTATCTATATTTTTAGAGAAGCCTAACTTTAAAGCGTATGGAACTGTAAATGTAGGTAATCTTCTATCGTCAGGAATACATTTATATATATATTTATCCTTATACTTGCCGTATGTTTTGCCGCCACTTAATACCATAATACCTGGTATAGATGGCATAGACCTAACACTAGAATGAAGAATATTGACATTGTCGTTTTTCATTTCGAAAACATCACATGAAAACAATTTGTCGGTTGATGGATCAATGTCAATTTTATCTACCTCATTTAACGATAATGAATCATACAACGACCATTCTGTATATTCACGATTATCAATTAATATTTTATATGGTGTTTCCATGTTCATTAAATAATATACTAATAGCAATATATTATTTAATATAATCAATTTTAAGTTTAGTTTCATAACAATTATATTATTCTTCTTTTTTTTCATTTTCAGAAGTATCCGCCTTTTCTGGTATATTATTCCCATCCAAATTTATTTTCTTCGCAATTTCTCTCTTAACGTTTTGATTTTGAAGCATACTTACCAACAAATGATTTGATATAGCAATATTATTCATATACGTATTGTATTTAAACACGCATAGACTAGAATTTTCTGCATAATGAAAACTATACCACCAATACGCAGGTATATATATAATTTGTCCTTTTTTCAATTCGACTTCTAATGTTTTTAGTTTATCAAAGTCTGCTTTGAATTGACTCTGTGTATCCCACGGATTAACTGGAGAGAGAAATTCAAAATTATCATAGTCCTTGATTGTGTATAAGTATTTTGATGATTTGGGTGGAATTAATTTTATTTTAATACTTCCTTGTGAAACCATATAAAAATTTCTATAATTCAAATCGTATTTTAACGGAGTTTTTGTCTCAGTAGATGAAAAATGTATATCGTAATTACAATTACATACCGAATATGGTCGTAGAAAATTATCATTATATCTCATTGTTTTTACCAGACCAGTTTCTTCTAAAAAATCTGAATTATTTTCACTTACGAACCGTTGTTCAGTATCCTTTCTAAATATCTCTCTAGTTGTATTAAGCGTAAGTGGTAAGTATAATTCACTTACATCATCATATTCCTTTACATTTCTTACCTTTACATCAAATGCTCCATAATTTCTCTCTATAGAATCTATATTACAATCATTTAACAAACCATCTACATTATAATCAAATATGACTGGTTGTCTAATGTCACATATTTCTTCTAATTTTTCCTTAGACGGCTGTTCAATTTCATAAACTTCTAAATCATTACTAATTTTCAAATGAAAATTAATATGTATATAAATAAATAAAACTATGCAAAATATTAATATCGTAAATAGTGTTTTCATACTATTTTATTTTCATACAATAATTTCTCTCTTTTTACGATATTAATCAACTGTTGGATTTTCAAGCTTGGCGAAATTTGATCCTTCTTCGTCTTCGTCTATTTGTGTAAATTCTCTAATTTCATTAGCAACTTCATTTATTATAACACTCTTTCCATTATCTGGAAAATCGAGAGGAATACTACCATCTACTATCATACTTGAATATATATTTACATCACCATCACCATCACCATTAACATCGGAATACCCATCATCATTTACATCATAATTTACATCAGAATTTATATCAGAATTTACATCAGTCGGTGTGAATGATAATGGCCCAGTCAGTTTAAGATTTTGAATTATATAATGTAATGTTGCATTCAAACTATTAAGAGTAATTTGTTGAGATTCATTCGTTTTTTGTAATAATTCAATTTCAGAAGATAATCTTTGATCATTATCATAAAATGCTTTCAAGTCCATAGTTTCTTCAATTCTAGACATTACAATATCAGATATAGAATTTACATCTAATTGTTGATTTTGATCTCCTATAAGAACTGATGAATTAGATTTGCCCGAAACCAACTCCTTAATAGTCTCTTCCATAACTCTAATTTTAGCATTATGTTGTTGAAGCAATACAAAAGGACTAGGTATGCCATTTCCTCCATTGGGAGGATTCGGTGGTTGTCGTTGTTGTTGTTGTTGTTGTTGTTGTTGTTGAGATGGTCTAGATGATGGTTGTGGTTGTGGTTGTGATTGTCCACCAACTCTTCGTCTTCTTGCTGCTGCTAATGATGAACTTGAACTCATATTTAATTATAAATAACACTAAAAATGAGCAATCCTTTCGCAATTATCCCTAAATATTGTGAAAATATATTCATTATGTTATAACCTTCCAATCTACAGGAAAATCACTTCTAATATCTACACAAACCATTTTACATTCCAATTTCTTTTTCTTTCTCATATCCATTGGTTCTAAATGTTTTGGATACATTTCATATTGTATACTTGTATGTGGCTCTGAAGAAAAATCACATTTATATTTTTCACAAATTTTTTTATACAGTTTCCATTTGTTACATTTTCCACTGTATCCCCATGAACACATTTTATTAGTATCATGTGTGTAAAACGTGGAAAAATAAAATTTGTGTAGTTTATTAAAATTGATATCGGCATCAGTTCCATTTTTCTTCACGAGTTCGTCATATAATTTCAAAGCTTCTTCCTTTTCCATAAAGCAACTCACGGTTACATGTCCAATGTGTTCTGTTTTCAATTCATCTTTTTTGTAAATTAACCATATTCCATATCCATAACCCATTTTTATATATAACTATATTATTTTTAGTTATATTATATCCCTACAATATTGAAGGGATATAATAATTAAAATATTTATGTTATATATTATTCAAAAAGAAAAAGAAAAAGAAAACATAGTAAACATATTTACATAGTATATAGTATCATATCGTATATGACAATACAACCCAAAATGACACCGAGGGAAAAACAACAAATTTGGCTTAGGAAACAGGTACATATTTTTTATGGTTCTGGTAGACCTGTATTTAAAATTACAGAGCATAATCAATATGAGCGAAGGAATTACGATTGTAAATATTATGCAGATTCTTACAAATTAACCGATTTACACAATAAAAATTTCATAGCTATTAAAAATAAGAATCTATCAAAATAAGGTTAAATATAAAATTATTATATGTGTATATAAAAATGTTATTTAACATTCTAAATACACTATTAATATGTGCTTCTGTATATTCCTATACAGAATTAGCTCAATTAGATCAAGTTACAAAAATGCCCGGATCAGATAAGTTAAACATTACTTTTAATCAGTTTTCCGGATATATTCCTGTAGGAGAGTCAAAACAAATACATTATTGGTTTGTTGAATCTATGAATGACCCAGTAAATGATCCATTAACTTTTTGGACAAATGGAGGACCTGGATGTTCTGGGTTAATCGGGTTTTTAACAGAACAAGGTCCATTCAAACCAGATAAAAATATGAATTTAGTATTTAACCCATATGCTTGGAACACATTGTCTAATATGGTATTTATTGAAATACCTGCTGGAGTAGGATTCTCATATTCTACTGATAATTCAGATTATACAACTGGAGATGCTCAAACAGCCGAAGACAATTATATTATGATTCAAGGATTTTTAGAAAGATTTCCAGAATATTTAACAAATGATTTATACATAACATCCGAATCTTATGGTGGTCATTATATGCCTACATTATCTAAGTATATTGTTGATGAAAATGCTAAACAAAATAACAACATTATTAATTTAAAAGGATTTGCTGTTGGTAATCCGTATACTAATTTTTATACAGGAACTCCATCTGGATTAGCAACAGATTGGGGTCATCAATTAATTTCAAAGCCTGTATGGGATGAATATTCTTCATTATGTTTAACTAACAAAAAATATGCAAATATGGAAAAATGCGAAACATTAATGTTAAAAATGTATGAGCAAAGAGGTAAAAATATAAATCCATATGCACTAGATTATCCTGTATGTGTATCAGATAAGACATTATCAAAAGGTAGAGCTCAAAGAAATTGGTTTATTGATTATATTACAAATGAATATTCCTCTAACTTTAAAAATGCTATAAAGAATGATGTAACTGCGTATGAACCTTGTGAAGATAATTATGCCACCATTTATTTAAATTTACCTGAAGTAAAAGATGCCATTCATGTCAATACAGATATTGAATGGGAAGAATGTTCTCGTAGTATTAAATATAATATTAAAGATAAAGAGTCATCAATGGTTGAATATTATAATTATCTCATTGATGGAAATTTTAATTTAAATATACTAGTATATTCAGGTGATGATGATTCTGTTTGTTCTACAGAAGGAACACAAAGTTGGATATGGGATTTAGGGTATGAGCCATCAAGACGCAATTGGGAAACATATACTTATAATGATCAAACAGCGGGATATTTTACTGCGTGGAAAGATACAAAATTAGGATTTTTAACTATTCGTGGAGCGGGTCATGAAGTTCCTACATACAAGCCTGAAATTGCATTAGATATGTTTAAGAAATATTTAAATGGACAATGGACTTCCGAACATTAAATTACAGTTTTTCATTTTATTATATAATAATATGAAAAAAATAAAAATTACATACCTGACCTGAAAAAGAATTTATTCAAAACAAACAGACATAAATAATATTCAAATAGTATAATAATGGAAAACTATTTGGCGAATCCCAATACATATTATGTAAAACAGAATGTAAATCATAGAGAATATTTTATGCAAAAATATATATATAACTTAGGTATTGTAAATCTACCAGAAATTATAGAATATAATGATGAGAGTAAAATAATGGTAATGAAGAAAGTAGGAAAACATAATTTATCAGATCAATATGGAGAAAATGCTGCGGATGTACCGAAAGAATTATTTGACCAAGTCATTAAAATAGTGCGGACTCTAGTATTACATAATATAGAATATCCAGATTTAACAGGTTATAATTTTGTAGAAGATAGTGATGGAGCAGTATGGATAATTGATTTTGAACATTCCAGTATGATGACTTCGAAACAAGTTAATAATATTCATATACAAAATATTTGTAATGGTTATAAAATATGGAATCCCGAATTTAGATAGATTAAATCAATAAAAAGGTATAAAAATTTTTTTTTACAATTATATATCTATATGGATAAAGATGAAATTATTAAACAACTTCAAGAAGAAAACTCTTTACTCAAAAATGAATTAGAATCTACTAAAAATCATCTTAAAAAATATACTGCTCCTGCTAGGAATAAGAAACATTATGAGGCTAATAAAGAACTTATAAAAAGTAGAGAATATAAAACAAATGTTTCAGAAGAAAAAAGAGCGGAATATAACAAACGTGCATATCAAAAACGAAAAAATTATAAAATTATAAAAG